TGTATACGAAAAAATGATTGCGCCCAGAACCCCCAAGCTATCCAGGATGCCGTCCGCAAGGAATCCGCAGGCCGGAGCCGACAAACTGGCGGCGCAGATTGACAAGCTGGACATCCTGCGGGAACGCTACAGCCAGGCGATAGAGTACATGGCATGGTTTGAGCCTGCCTGGTCCAGCCTAACCAATACCGAGCAGCACATCCTTTCCGAGTTTTACATGAGCGACAACCAGAAGTCCGGCGCAACCTACCGCCTGATGAGTGAACTGAGCTACAGCGAAAGCCACATCGAGCGGCTGCGGAGCAACGCGCTAAACCACCTGCGCAGTATGCTGTTCGGATAAAGATGAGGGAATTCTGAGGGAGTGTTTGATCCAGGACCGTGTATAATTGTAATATCGAAAGCTGTATCAAGAGCCTTCGCAGGGTCATATCTGCGGGGGCTTTCTTTATGCCTAATTGAGGTGAAGCGTAATGCCTTTTAAACCCAAACGGCCGTGTTCTCACCCCGGCTGTCCGAAGTTAGTAGACGGCAGGTTTTGCAAGGAGCACCAAAAGCTAACTGATAAGCAATATGAAACGTATCAGCGCGACCCCGCCATGAAGAAACGCTACAACAGGACTTGGAAGCGCATTCGCGACCGGTATATAAATGAGCATCCCCTTTGCGAAAGATGTCAGAAGGAAGATAAATTGACACCAGCTGAGGAGGTGCACCATGTTGTACCGCTTTCAAGGGGTGGAACCCATGCAGCGGATAATCTCATGGCGTTATGCACTAGCTGCCATTCGAGAATAACTGCAAAAGAAGGCGGCCGGTGGGGTTAAAGAGATACGTGCGCTGTTAGGATTCGCATCATTACTTCATGTACCGCTTCAAATCTTCATAGAAGTTTTCGCGGGTACCCGCAAGTATCACGACTACGGTTTCGTCATCTTCTTCAACAATGGTATAGGCTAACTCGTAGTTGGTTTTATTGTGGAAGATATCACAGCAATATACTCCGCTAAGATCACCAGTTTTAGGTTCACCCAAATAGGGATCGAGCAGAAGCTGGTCAATGACAACTTGGAATTTGTCTTTCAGCGGTTTCTCTTTTAGCTTTTTAAGGTAGCGAGCGGCGGGAGGCAAAATGATCAGTTTGGCCATCATTCGGCCTCCGGGCCAAAAACATCTTCATAAGTATGGCTTGGAGCCTCGCCTTTAGCTGCCAGGTGTGCTTCATCAAGCAAGCGTTCCACAGCGGGACGGATTTGGCGGCGGGTCTCCTTGAATTTGTCAAGGAGCTCTTGCCCTGAAAGACCCTGGGCTATTAAGTCAGCCAGGATTTGTTCGTCAAATTCCCCGCCGCTTTCTCGAACGGGACGGATGACGATGGCGTTGTTCTGAACATAGCATTCCACTTCCTTGTCGATGCCAACGCTGTTATAGAACTCAATCGGTATGGTTATCTGGCGTTTCTGAGATACCGAGATACGTTTTTTTAACATCGGGTGTTCTCCTTTGGTTTTAACTTGCGGCACTAGTATTCCTCCTTTGGTAGTATATGCTGATCCAGCAGAAAACATACAAAGAATCCTTGAAGTAATAATAGCAAAGAAACAAAGAAATCTCAAGGCTAGGGGGAGTCAAATCTCTGCGGCCTAAGCTCTGGAGAACGGGCGGCCCCCTTCGCGCGCAAAAATCACGGTTCAAACGGGGAATTTAGCCTGCCACAGCTAGGAGGTGATGGTTTGTGGCCAAAGACGGAACCAACAGAGGTGGCCGCCGGGTCCGTGCCGGCGATAAACCGCAGCCCTTGGCTGACAAAATCGTAGCCGGAAAAGCCGCCAAAATTTTAGAAGTCCCGGAGTTTTATCCCGAGTCAATACTCGAAGCAGATGATCTTGATAATGCGGCAGATTTGTATGGCGAAGATATGCCCGCGCCCAGCGATTACCTAAGCGCCAGGCAAAAAGACGGCAGGCCCTTGGGAGCCGACGCTTTGTACAAAGAAACCTGGAAATGGCTCAAAGAGCGCGGGTGTGAGAAATTCGTTAACCCGCGCCTAATCGAAGCCTATGCCCAGGCTTTTACTCGCTACATCCAGTGTGAGGAAGCCATCAGCACCTATGGGCTTTTAGGTAAGCACCCAACCACGGGCGGTGCGATAGCCAGTCCGTTCGTACAGATGAGCCAATCCTTTCAAAAACAGGCCAACCTCATCTGGTACGAGATTTTTGACATAGTTAAGCAAAACTGCACCACGGCTTTCGTTGGCAATCCGCAGGACGACATTATGGAAGCCCTGCTTTCAGGCAGGAAAGGACGTTAGAAATATATGAACACAACCGAGCGTTTTGAAAAAGTAAATATCGACCGCCTAATTCCCTATGTCCGTAATGCCCGCACCCACAGCAAGGAGCAGATTCTTCAGCTTCGGGCTTCCTTAAGGGAGTTTGGGTTCGTCAATCCGGTTATTGTGGACAAAGACCTGAACATCATTGCCGGGCACGGCCGTGTCCTCGCTGCTAAAGAGGAGGGCATCACCGAAGTACCCTGCGTGTTTGCGGAACACCTGACCGAAGCCCAGAAGCGAGCCTATATCATAGCCGACAACCGCCTCGCGCTGAACGCTGGCTGGGACGCAGAGATGCTCTCGGTAGAGATTGCTGATCTTCAGGCTGCTGATTTTGACGTATCACTTTTAGGCTTTGACGACGCGGAACTGAACAAACTACTGGGTGATGCTGCGGACGTTAAAGACGACGACTTCGATGTGGAAGGCGAACTCGCTAAACCTGCTGTCACAAAATTTGGTGACCTGTGGCTATTGGGGCAGCACCGTCTGGTCTGCGGCGATAGCACCCAAGCAGATACATATACCCTGCTCATGGATGGCAAACAGGCCAACCTGGTAGTGACGGACCCTCCGTATAATGTCAACTATGAGGGGGCGGCGGGTAAAATTAAAAACGATAATTTGGCTGACGAAAAGTTCTATCAATTCCTGCTTACGGCTTTCACTCTGACCGAAAAGGCCATGGCTAAAGACGCCAGCATCTATGTGTTCCACGCCGACACAGAAGGATTAAACTTTCGCAGAGCCTTTTTGGAGGCGGGATTCTATCTTTCGGGGACCTGCATCTGGAAAAAGCAGTCGCTGGTCCTGGGGCGTTCCCCTTACCAGTGGCAGCACGAGCCAATCCTGTTTGGCTGGAAAAAAGGCGGCAAGCACGTGTGGTATTCCGACCGCAAGCAGTCAACCATCTGGGAGTTTGACAAGCCCAGGAAGAATACCGACCATCCAACCATGAAGCCCGTACCGCTGGTAGCGTACCCGATGCTCAATTCCAGTATGACGGGCTGTATTGTTCTTGATCCGTTTGGCGGTTCTGGCAGCACCCTGATCGCCTGTGAGCAGACCGGCCGGATTTGTTACACGGTAGAACTGGACGAGAAGTTCTGCGACGTTATTGTGAATAGGTACATTGAATTTAAAGGTTCTAATGCTGATGTTTTCCTTATCCGCGATAATCGGAAAATATCCTTTGAAAGCGCGCAATGACCGATATAAAGGCTTGCTATTATACAGCTTTTGAGTGATGTATATGACTACCAAAAAAGAAAGGTGGTCGATACCATGGAATTTAAGTTTAACGTTACCGGTGACAGGCGCAAAGAACTTGTGATGGCGACAAGTGAAATTCTAAATACCGAGCCGAAATATCAAGGCGCGCCGACCTTCGCCTACGAGGTCGGCGGATACTGTATCGACAAAATGGGAACGCTCACAGGAGCGGACAACTGGGAACTAATTGCAGATCTTGCTGGCTTGTACAGCTTTATTCCGACAGAGGGAGCCTACGACACCGCGATGTCCGAAGTCGAGTCAGCAGACGAGAACCCTGTTATTCCTTGGGAAGCAGAACTTGGTGGCAAGGTAAGCCCCTACTGTGATTACGAAGAACCACCTGCCTACGGAACTCCCGATGAAGGAGACGATACGCTGACCATTGAAATGCCGCTGGACGGATTTACAGAAGAATCTCTCTCTAACCTTAAAAAGTTGGTGGCCAGCAAAGCGGCGCTCATCAAAAGAGCCATGGGAGTGGATGCCCTTCCGATAGAGCGAACGGAGACCACCCTTAAATTCCCCTGGTTTTCTGGCAGCTTAACAGCGGCAGAAGTTAACGCCTACGCCCGCTTCATTGGAGCGCTTTGCGCCATGGCCAAGAACCAGCATCGGGTAACGGCCACCGAAAAGGCTTATGACAATGAGAAATACGCCTTTCGCTGCTTTCTGCTGCGCCTTGGGTTTATCGGGCCGGAATACAAAGAGGAACGCAAGGTTCTGCTCTCCAGGTTAACCGGCAGCGCCGCTTTCAAAAGCGGCCAGCGCAATTCGGAGGAGACGACTGAAGCATGAAGCAGATTCATCCGGAAATGTTAAAGGCGCTGAGGTCATATTATCCCCAGGGTACGCGGGTCGAACTGGTCCGCATGGATGACCCTTACACCAAACTGAAACCCGGCGACCGGGGCAGTGTATCAATAGTCGACGATACCGGCACCGTGTTTGTTGACTGGGACTCAGGCAGCAGGCTGGGGGTAGTATTTGGCGAGGATGAAATCAGAAAACTTGATGATACCCTGCGCCGGGCAGCCGCTGAATCTGTAGGAATGGAGGAAGCCAAATGAACGAGACCATACGGATGCAGATTTTAGCTATCAGGGAAAGCGGCGTCACGAATATGTTTGACCTCCCCCGCGTTAGTCAGGAAGCATACACCCGAGGCTTTCATGAACTGGTTATCTATCTTAATGACCACAAGGCCGATTACTGCCGCCTTATCCTGACGGGCGAGGAAGATGAGAGCAAATAACTGA